GTCATACCATCCATTGATGTATTCAAATCTCCAAGGATATCATTCATAGAACGCATATTTCCCTGGGAGTCATAAACCTGTACCCCAAGTGACTCCATTGCATCAGCAGCTTTATCCGTAGGGTTCTGCAAGGAAAGAATAATATTTCGAAGGTGTGTACCACCCTCTGCACCCTTGATACCATTGTTGGCGAGAATACCAAGAGCCGTATTAAGTTCTGCAGTTCCTCCTTTGACAGACTTAGCTGTCGCACCAATGGTAAGAATACCCTCGCCAAGCTGTGCAACAGAAGTATTGGTTGTTGATGCAGTCTTTGCCATCTGGTCAACCATCGTTCCTGCTTCGTCTACACCCATTCCAAGAGCAGACATGGCATCTGTTACCATATCTGATGCAGATGCAAGATCAATGCCACCTGCCGCTGCAAGATTTAATACGGTAGGAAGTGTGTTGCACATCTGCTCTGTACTGTATCCGGCAAGAGCAAGATAATTAAGTGCCTGCGAACACTCCGTGGCAGAGAAAGCTGTTTCACTTCCCATCTTCTTTGCCAATTTTCCAAGTGTCTCCATCGTATTAACCGACTGACCATTAACCGTAGACATGGAATCCTTGGTAATACCCATTGTAGCCTGTACCTGCGACATGGAACTTTCAAAATCAGCAGCTGTCTTTAATGACGCTCCGCCAAGTGCTGTTACTGCTGCCGTTGCCGGGAGCAGCTTCTGACCTGCATTTGAAATGTTGCCTCCTGTGGTCTTTAACTTTTCTCCAGCTGATGCGATCTTCTGCACTGCTGTTGCAGATTGATTTGCCTGCGTTTCTAATTTCTTTAAGTCCTGCTCTGTCTCGATGATTTCCCTTTGCAGTGCATCATACTGTTCCTGAGAAATCTCTCCATTGGCAAGTGCAGTACCTGCCTGCTCCGCTGCTGTTTTCAGTGTTGCCAGTTTTTCTTTGGTTTCACCAACAGCCTCTGCAAGCAATTTATGTTTTTGAGCAAGCAGTTCCGTATTACCCGGATCCAGTTTTAACAGCTTGTCTACATCCTTTAACTGCTGCTGAGTGCTTTTTATCTGACCATTGACTCCCTTTAAGGCAGTCTGAAGTTTGGTGGTATCGCCGCCGATTTCGACAGTAATACCCTTAATTCGATTTGCCACGGCAAATACCTCCTCTCCCTATTTCGCACAAAAGAAAAGCCCGACCGAAGCCGAGCCTTAAAATTTATCAAAGTCTTTTTGTGTAGCGACTGTATTATAATTCCACTCATCATTGCTGCTTTCTGCATACATATCATTGACCATGCCAATCGTGAGCAAGTCAAGGTCACGAATAGATATGCCAAGCTGTACGCATCGAAGCAGAAATAATGGTGTTGTCATCGGTCTGTCAGTTGAGCGCGTTTTTTTTAGCAGTTACATCCGTCTGTACATTTAATCCCCACAACTCGATGAGTTTCGGAAGAACCTGGTAGATGGAGAATGTATTAAATTCATCCAGCCACTCTTCTGGTGTATCAGGAATTGTGCTGTCTGCGTGTTTGGCCATCACATAAGCAATGTTCTCAAACATCTCAAGAGAAAAAGTATCAAGTGTTGAACCTTCCTCTGAATTTTTATCAATCGCCTTTTCAAGTGCTGACAAATCCTTATAAATATCTCTGTGAAACTTAATTCTATAAATTCTCGGAATGGCGGCAGAGGCCTTAAAAAGAACCTCTTTGCCGTCAATCTCAATCTTTCTTGTCATTCCCATTTATAATGCCCTCCTTATTTTGATGCACTTGCCTGTGATGCTGCTTTTTCTGCTGCTGCATTCTGATTTGGCATATACACGGACTTATACCAATTCTGATATACAGCATCAGTTGTATCATCTCCGGTCTTTGCCTTTACATATCCATTTGCAAGTGGAGTTGCCTTAAGTGTCAGAGTTTCTGTCTGTACCTCAATTTCATCCTCATTTGTCTGGGATTCAATGCTTGGACGAGAAGCGGCACACTTATACATGACATGGCGGATCTTCTTGATATCGCCATCAAACTCAAACATCAGTGCAAAATTAGCAGTTTCTACATTTGCATTTTCCACAAGCACTTTATTGGAATCCAACTCTTCCTTTAAGACATCCACACGGAATGACTCAGGAACCATTGCAATCTCAAGATCACCTTCGTAGCCCATATTGTTGGAAATGGTGTAATATGCATATCCATCTGCATAGAAGTTGCTTGGCTCACCATTTGCATCAAGTCCGATGGATACAGCACCAGGAATAGGTACAGGAGTGCCATATGAAATCGTGCCGTCTTCTGCGAGTGAAAGCAAAGCATAATGTACATTCTTTAGGTTGTACTTGACCTTATTTTTCTTATTATTTGCCATAACGAAAGCCTTCCTTTCCTAAGCTATTTCAAAAGAAAACAGGACTTCATACAGCTTTTCTGATTCAATCCATGTTTCCGATTGTGTATAAAAAATACCGTGGCTATCAAGCACGGCAGTTACCTTTTCTTCCACAGACAGGTCTTTCCTATCTGTATAAAGTTCTATTCTTACTTCGTTTGTCTTGTAATATACTCTTCCATCTGCTGCAAAGTTATCTGTGCCGGGAATGAGATAACAGATAAACGGAGGGTCTGGACTTTCTCCCTCTGCGAAATGATCATAAGCAAAAGGGATGTCCATTTCTTCAATGATTTGTATCAATTCTTCCATAGGTCACCTCAATGCTTTCTCGATTTCTTTTTCCAAAGTTTCCACACCTCGTTCTTCCGCAGGAGCGATGTGCGGCTGTGCCTTGGTTCTTCCGCCTCCACGCTTGGCATGACCAAACTCCAAAAGATGTGCAAGCTGATATTTGCTTGGAGAATATACTGTCACTTCCATGGAATTTGATGTTTCCTTTGTAGTCTTGGTTGTCCAGCTTTTACCATACTTGCCTGTATTCTTTGGTGCAGAACTTTGAATATCCTTTTTAACGGATGTTCCTGCTTTCTTCACTGCTGCCTTCATATCATCTGTGGCCATATCTGCGTATTCCGTCAATCCCTTCATGACTTCTGTTGCAAGTTGGTCGATTTTGATTGTATTTCCCATCGCTACCTCCTCACTTTCTGACACTTGACCTTCACAGATTTTCTCTTATAATTCATGTGGTCAATGGAGAGAATATTGTAGATAGCACCATTAAAAATAATGCGATATCCGGTGCTGTCAATCTTTGACACCACCAAACAATATCTGACAGAAAAACTAATATCCGAATCATCAACCACAAGTCCTGCGGCAGTCTTTTCTGTTCCGCTCTCTCCACTAACTGTGGCATAGCAGGAATAATAGTCCTCCCAGGTATTTGTGTGATTTCCTATTTTATCAGTCTTAACCACATTCTTTTGAAACAGTATCCTTACATTCATAAGAGAGATATCCACCTAGAACACCTCCCGTCTGTTCCCAAATAGCAGGGAACGCAGGGTAAGTGTTAAAGCATGGTGGTCTGCATCCTCACGATGCTCATACAGATAGGCTGTGGCATACATGACTGCCGTTTTGATATAGTGGTCTTTTTTGAAATATTCCAAGGTTTCCACCCTCATTATATCCATAACCATTCTCTCTGCGGCACCTTCCATGTCTCTGATAACAGCATCGTCATCATCATAATCCACTTTCAGATACTCTTTCATTTTCTTAAGTGATATTAGCATTTGTACCACCACCTTTCATAAATTTAGGGAGTAACGATTTTGTTACCCCCTAAGTCTTACTTAGATGCAGTTCCTGCCTTCATCTGAAGTACCTTGATTGCTTCAGGAAGTACAAGCTTACCATCAACTCTCTTAGATGCGAGAAATCCCACCTGTCCTAAATCGGCATATCTCTCATTGAGTCTCTTGAATGTGATGCCCTGGCGGTCACCAATCCAATAGTAAGAAAGATCTCCGAAAAGAACAGTCTTTGCACCTGCTGCAATCTCAGGAGCATAAGCACTGGTTACAATCTTCTTACCAAGAAGTGTATCTGTCTCTCCCTCTCTAAGACCTGGCTGCCATAAGAACTGACCATTGTTGTCCTTAAGCTTTCTGATTTCACGAACTGTGGAATCATTAAGAACCCAGACAGCATTCTTGCGATATGGAGACTTAAGGCTATAGAAAAGGTCGATGATTTCATCTGCAGTAATTGTTATCGCACTTGCAGCCTTAACTCCAATATCAGCACCACCTGTAGAATGAAGAATACCTGTAGGCTTCTTCACGCCATCACCGACAAGAAAAGCCTCCTCTTCCTTGCTGCCGATACGTCTTGCAAATTCCTCTCTGAAATATGCCTCCAGATCAAAAGCAGAATCATTAAGAAGCTCTTCGGATACCTTTACAATTGTACCGACCTTGTGAGCATCAATCTGCTCCTGACCGAATACATCGTCACTGTCCCCATAAGAACCACCCTCGTCAATCCAGTTAGCAACCCCCTTTGTAGCAACTACCGGAATCTTGTGAACTCCATTGGAAGTTGTAATTACATGAGAATGCTCACGAATCACATTGTCTGCTTCAAGTGCCTGGATTAAAGTGCGTTCAAATTCATCCGGTACAAGATAGCCACCTTCTGAATCGACACCTTCTGAAAGTGCATTGCGAACCTCGTAAGATACACCATCCTTGGCACGAACCTGATTCCAGAATGCTTCTTTGTAAGCATCAGAAGCTCTTCCTGCCTTTGTATCCTTCTTATTGTTATCTGGCTTTGCAGTAAGAGGAGCAGCTGTTGGTGCGTTCATCTCACGCTCCATTGCATCAATTCTCTCCTGTCTGTCAATCTCTCTTCCAAGGTCAACAATCTCCTGTTCCATTCTTTCATAGGTCTGTGTATCCTCTGCTGAAAGAATACCCTTTTCGTTTCTGTGAGAATCTAAGAATGCCTTAGTCTGCTCCCATGTCTTTGCTCTCTGTGTGCGTAATTCATTAATCTTACTCATTGTAAATTCCTCCTTAAGGTTTGATTAGATCGAGTCTTTTTTCAAGCTCATCAATTTTTGTTCCATTTGTTTCAGGCTCTTTTTCTTCCTGTTTTGCAGGAATCCCTGCGGCCTTTGCAGGTGTCATATTCTTAGGCCCTGGTTTGAAATAAGTCATCAGCCTATTCATAAGTCTTGTCTCTGTCTCTTTTCCGGAGAACAAATATGCTTCATTGCTGTCCATATTTCTCCTCTCGTCCACAAGGATGTCATCTGCAAAACCTAGCTCTACCGCTTTATTGGCATTCATCCAAGTTTCAGCATCCATAAGATGCGACAGCTTAGAACGGGATAATCCCGTCTTAATCTCATAGGCATTGATAATGCTTTCTTTTACTTCATCAAGCATCTCGATCGCCTTTTCCATATCCGCATGATTTCCAAAGGCACCTGTCATTGGATTGTGAATCATAATCAGTGCTGTCGGTGCCATAAGAACCTTCGTTCCTGCCATTGCAATGACAGATGCGGCACTGGCTGCAATACCATCAATCTTGACTGTTACCTCTCCTTCGTAATCCATCAGCATAGAGTAAATCTGACTCGCAGCGATGCAGTCACCACCTGGCGAGTTGATCCAAACAGTTACAGGGCCATTTCCTGCAAGGAGTTCATCTCGAAACATCTGTGGTGTCACATCATCGTCAAACCACGATACTTCCGCGATGGTTCCATACAGTTCAAGCACTCGTTCCTTGCTATCTTCTGGTTCTGCCTGGTTTTTCCAGTTCCAGAACTTCTTCTGTTTCTTCATCTGACTCCTCCTTCTCATTATTTGCATAAGCTACACCTGCTTTCTCAAGCGGCAGCATGTTGCCATTTACCAAGTACAAATCTCCACCAAGTTCCACTGGGATTCTGTCCAAATCCTCAAGCTGTCTGATATCATTTGCACTCATCCAGCCATTCTGTCTGGCTGTTGCATAACCATTCATACGGCTTGCATAATCTCCTCTGAGCAGTCCCTCAACATTCAGCTTGAAGAAATAGGTACTTTTTTCTTCCTCTGACAAAAGTGCGCGAAACAGTGACTGCTCCCATCGGATAACCCAGGGGTCAAGTGTATATTTCACAAACTCAAGTGACTGCTGCTCAATATTAGAAAAGCTCGACTTCTCAAGGTCACCCACCATATGAGGCGGAACCCTGAAAATTCGAGCGATTTCGTTAATCTGAAATTTTCTTGTCTCCAAAAACTGTGCTTCATTTGGAGAAATGGATATTGGTGTATATTTAAGTCCTTCCTCAAGGACTGCCACTTTATGGCTGTTGGAACTTCCGCCAAAGGCAGCATTCCAACTGTCTCTGACCTTGCTTGGGTCTTTGATTGTGCCGGGATGCTCAAGCACTCCACTAGGTGCCGCACCATTGGCATAGAACTTTGATCCGTATTCCTCTGCTGCAATTGCTAGACCTATAGCATTTTTCGCCATTGCAATTGGAGAATAACCAACAAGTCCGTCAAATCCAAGTCCGGGAATATGCAGAACATCTGATGCGTCCAGGTACACCGTTGTTCCCTCCATAGTCGGTGCATCTTCCGTAATCTTCGTGTATTTGTAATAGAGTGTTCCTTTATTGTCACGCTCCACACTCATTCGGTCTGGCATAAGCGGATACAGCGCAACCACCTCTCCTTTTCCATTACGGATAATCTGTGCGTAAGCATTGCCCCACAGCAAAAGGTGCGTCATCAGCGTTTCCCGGAATACAAAAGATGTCATCTCTGGATTCGGTTCATCGTGCAGCAGCTTATACAGTGGGTGATTCAGTGCCTTTTCTTTGCCTCCATCTTCGTTATATCTGTAAACATTCAGAGGCAGACTGGCTATTGCTTCTGAAAGAATACGCACACAGGAGTAAACTGCTGTCATCTGCATGGCACTTCGTTCATTTACTCTCTTGCCGGATGATGAACTTCCCATAAAAAAGCTGTATGCA